TGTGTATTTTGCTGAGGTGCAGTATGTGGTAATACGATCTGCACTTGTGCAACCATTTTATGCAGCACGAAACATGTTAGCGCGTGGATGGAACAAACGGTTTTCGAATTATGTTACTTATAATACTCTTGAATTTGCGGCGAAGTTGGCCGTTTTTGTGGGTGTTGTAGGTTTAGCTATTAAGAGGATGATACAGGTGATTCGTCAAACGAAGAGCCGCCACGTTAAGCGTCAGAAATATCAGAAGATATTGGGGCTGTATGATGCCGTGTTGGCAACAGTCTTTCTCCCAACTGTTTGGTTGTGTGGTATTATGCCGGCCAAAAAGGTGTGGGATGAGGCACGTGGTTTTATGTCTATGTTGAAATGGGTGGCGAGCATTGGTTCGCTGTTTTCGTCGTCGAAGACGGATTCAGAGCAATTGATTGACCGCTCTATTAATGATGTTGAACAACGTTTGAAGAGGGCGACCGGTTCGTCTGGAGCCCTGCCATATAAGGGTCTCGGTTTTGATGAGAAGGAATATGTGGCGAAGAAATCAGGTGGAGGAACGACAATGTGGTCGGGTATTCGAAAATTGTGGGGTGATGATGAAGCCGCTACAATTATTGAGAAAGAATCGAATCCTTATTACAAATGGGCGTTTGCCATGTGTTTTGCAGTTCTTCTTGGATGTGTTATTTGGTATTTGCGTCAAACGGTGTGGAAAAAATCTTTCCACCGTCGTTATGAGCGCGTGAAGAAGATTGAAAAAACGCGTCAGCTAAAGTGGTTTTGTACGAGTGGTAAATCTGCTCACAATTTCACAGCTGAGGATCTTAATGGTCCAGGAATGGATGATCCGGATATCATTGTCCATGTGAAGTGTCCGAGTTGCCATGCGGTGACGGATTGTACTGTGGCGGAAGCTAAGTACATGAAGTCACAAGTTTGTGGTGATTGTACACGGTTGGCTTATGAGAGAGAAGTGGATGATGATTCTGAGGATGATTTTGATCCGGAGGATGAGCACAATGATTGGGATGAAAAAGATCTCAAATCTGAGGCTCCCTCACGTGATGCAACTCCGGTGCCGGATGCGTTGAATGATGATGAAAATGACGATTATGTTCACGTTCAACGTATGCGTCAGAAGATGTCGCCAGAGTTGAAGAAGATGTATGATGGGTTTCGAGCAGCGCAGCTTGCGGAGAAAGCGAAGCGAAAGGCTGAGCAGAAACCACCAAAGGTGAAGCCGGTGGTGGTTCCGGCAGCTGTTGTGCCGGTGGTGGTGCCACCAGTGCAGCAGACTGCTGTGGCAAGTGCTCAGGTGGTGGCAGTACCAATAACTTCGGTTGCTCCAGTAAATTGTGATCCGGTGGTTGGAAATGTTCCTCCGGCTTCTTTAGTTGCGCAAGCGGCTATTGTGGCAGAGGTGAAGCCTGTGGCTCCTGTGGTTGTCGCGCAAGCGGCACCTATTGTGAAACCACTGGTTGTGGAACCATCGTTAGAGGATCAAGTTGCGAAAGCTGTTGAAGCGCGGATGGCAGTTCTCCAGTGGCAGAAACTGGAAGAGCAATTGAAAGCCGATAAGGCAGCCGCGGATGAGGAAGATGCTCAAAAGAAATTGGAAGATATGGTTGCTGCGGCTGCCGCAAAATTAGCTAAACAAGCTGATGATGCGGCGCCAAAACATGTTTGTGGTCGGTGTGCGAGTGCTCATTATCTTGCGAAAGCGGGTAGTGAGTCGTATAAGATAATGATGAAGAACAAGCAGTGTATGTGTGGTAAGTATTGCAAAACCAATGGCTGCACGTTCAATCATGATTGTACTCGTAAAGATTGTAAATATGGAGATAAGTGCATGTGGAAGCATGCGAAGCAGCAGAAGCCAAAGCAGAAGCAGGCAGCGCGTATGGAGGAACCAGACGTCTGTCGTGTTGCTGTTACTAATGGTGAAGCTGAAGGTTGGCAAAATGCGTTTATTTTGAAGGGATCTCGAAATATCCGCATTGGTGTCACGCGTCATTTGGTAGAAGATGAAAAGAAGGTGGAGGTTTCTACAAAGAACCCCATTACTGTTATTTTACCGAATAACGCGGAAGTGACGGTGCAGCCAGGTAAGTGGAGTGTTGCGCGTCATCCGACGCGGGATGCAGCGTATATTGAAATTCCGTGTAATGAGCACCAGTCGTTCCCGCAACTTAAACAGAATAAGTTGGGGAAAGTTGAGAGGGGCAAAGTGATGAATTTAGCTTTGTTTGCCTATGACTCATTTCGAAGTCCAAGAATGTCGGTTTCGAGCGGTACTGGTATTTTGAATGGTACTATCATTGAGCATATGTGTGAAGCGCGTGATGGAAATTGTGCGGGTTATCTCACGGATGATGGTAAAAAGATCATTGGAATTCACTTTGGGCAGGCTGGAAAAGGGGCGAAAGCCGTGTGGCATGCCGAAGCGATGGATGATGATCTCATTCAATTCTTTACGAAAAACTTGTAGTGGAGCGGGATTTGCGATCCCAGTGTAAACAGTACGAGAAGTTTATGGATGTACCGTTTTATGCAGCTCCCTCCACAGTTACCCCAAAATCATCGCATGTGTTCTTACCTGAAAAATTTTTACCTGAAATGGAATATCTTGGCCGAGTAACGCGTTTTACACCGTACAAGGAAAAGTTTTCCATAAACCCAATTTTTACGCAGTGGGAGGCGATTTCTGGCGTAAAATTCGAGCATAGTTATGCAATGACGCAGCTGAATGCGTCGGCGCTCGAGAAAAGTATTTTGAAATATAATCGACCTCAACCGAAGTTTGAGTTTCGATTGTGGAATGTCGCTTTGGATTGGACTGAGCGACATTTTCGGCCGTATTTAAGTGAATCAAAGGTTTCAGATCATGAGACTGTCATTTATGAGTTGGATAAGTCTAAATCCGCTGGTTATCCGTGGAATTTGACTTACAAAAACAAGAAGGAGTTTTTGGCAGAATCCAAGAATATCGATTATCTCGTGCAGTATTATGAGAGTTTGGCAACAGTGGATCCTTGGAAGAGTTTCTGGGTTGCCAGTCTGAAAAGTGAGATGCGCGATGTTGAAAAGTTGCGTGAGAATAAAATACGGACATTCACTGCGTCGGCAGTGGAACATGTTTATGCCACCAACCGTTTGTGTTTGGATATGAATAATAAGTTTTATCGTACCAACAATGAACATTGGAGTTTTGTTGGAGCGTCGAAGTTTTATGGCGGTTGGGATAAGTTGTATCGTCGGTTGTCGAAGCACCCGAATGCATTTGAGCTTGATGAGAGTTCATTTGATGCGAGTCTATTTAGGGATGCTATGTATGGGCAATTGTATTTGAGGAAAAAATTCTGTAGGTACACGGAAAAAGAGCAGAGACAGCTTGAAGAAGTGTACAATCAGATTGTTGATTCCGTGTTGGTTATGGGAAATGGCCAGGTGTTTCGAAAGAACACAGGCAACCCCAGTGGATCAGCAAATACAATTGTCGACAATACGATGATTCTCTTTAGACTTTTTGCTTATGCATGGTTGGATATCATGTCAGTGAAGTGTAAGGAGAAAGCAAATTACGTCAGTTTTATGAAAGAGGTTGAAGCCGCGTTGAATGGTGATGACAACACTTACACGTGTAGTGCTAAGGTTGTTGAGTGGTTCAATCCAAAGGCGATTATGGAATCATGGGCGAAGCTTGGTGTTGTGACAACGACACCCTGTTTGGGGCCACGTAAGTTGGAGGACGTCAATTTTTTGTCAATGTCTTTCCAGTGGTATCCAGACAAGCACGTGGCTGCCGCGACCAGATCGGGGTAGGGTTATGTGTTCTTTGAGAGAAGGTTCGAATAACCTCGATGTTCGGTGGCTTATGTTGCGAGCGTTTGCTCTGCGTATTGAGAGTTGGCCTGATAAAGAGACTCGCGATGATATTATACAACTCATTCAGTGGGTTGAGCGCGAATATGGCCATATGTTGAGAGGAACGGTGGTGAAGAGTCCACTGGGAGAAGATTTCGACATTACGTATGACTTTATTAAAACGGGTTATCGTACGGACGGTGAATTGGAACGTTTGTATTGTTCACGTGCAAATCGCCTGCAAGGCGATTTTGGTGAAGAAGAAGAAGACCTGAAGGAGTTTAAGGCCTGTTTATGGTGGTGCATGGCTCACGAGGAGAGTTTATGTTATTCATCGGTTTCTCAGAGTAATCGGCCAGTTCCGGTGAAAAAACAAAGTGGTGTCCTGTCCGCCAAGACAGAAGATATTAGAAGAGAAGAAATGCCAAAAGTGCGCAAAGCAACGGAAGCTGCCGCTGCGTACAAGAAGGCAAAGAAAGCTGAGAAGACTGCCAAGCGGGCGATGGCAGGTCCTAAGAAGAAAGCAAACAAAC